TTTATTTATATGACTTTGGAATTCATATTGAAGTTTCCCCAGATGAAGAGCAAAAAGCTCAACTAGAGGCCAACATCCAAATTGCATTATCTAAGGGGGATATCAATTTAGAAGATGCTATTGATGTAAGAGAAATAAAAAATATAAAACTAGCCAATCAATTATTGAAGCTTAAGCGAAGGCAAAAACAAGAGAATGATCAAAAGCAGGCACAGCAAATGCAGCAAATGCAATCTCAGACTCAACTACAGGCGCAACAAATGAAATCTCAAACTGAGATGGCTAAAATAGAACTAGACACAAAGTCAAAGATTGCTGTTATTCAAGCGCAGCTTAATTTAGAGCAAGAAAAAATGAAAGCAGAGGCAGCACTTAAAAAAGAGCTTATGGCTGAAGAGTTTCAATATAATATACAGTTGAGAGATGTTTCAGAAAGGTCTTTAAAGGAGAGAGAAACTCAACGTGAAGAAGCCAAGTCTGAACGCATATCGCAACAGAATTCCCAGCAATCTAAACTTATTAATCAACGAAGAAACAATCTGCCTCCACAGGCTTTTGAGTCTACAGAGGATAACTTAGATGTGTTTAACTTGTCATCCTTTGCTCCAAGATGACTTTTTTCGTATTAAAAAATTATATATTTTTGTATAACTAATTAAATTTAATCCAATGTCAGAACTTATAGTAAAAGCAGTAGATGCTCAAGAGCAAAAATCTACAGCACAAGTTGAAGAAGAATTACTTCAAAAGCATGAAGACCAATTCGTTGTGTCAGAAACAAGTGAAGTAAAAGAAGAAAAAGTTGAAGTCCCTAAAGCAGAAGCTTCTATTAAAGAAGAACCTGCAGTAGAGGCAGAAACAAAATCATCGTTTAGCGATGAAGACGTTCTTTCACATATTAAAGAGAGATATGGTAAAACCATTAACTCTATAGATGAATTGTTTGAAGAAAGAGAAGCATCTCCAGAATTACCTGAGGATGTGGCTGCTTACTTTAAATATAAAAAAGAGACTGGTCGCTCTTTAGAAGACTTTGTTAAGTTAAACAAAGATTATTCTAAAATAGACCAAAACGAGTTGTTAGCTAGTTTTTATAAAGCCAAGGATGATTATTTAGACGATGAAGACATCGAAGGATTGTTAGAAGAGTTTGAATATGACGAAGAGTTTGATGAGGCGAAAGATATTAAGAAAAAAAAACTAGCCAAAAAGAAAGCGACTGCTGAGGCACGAAAATTCTTTGACGAGCAAAAATCTCAATACGAAATCCCACTTGAGTCAAGAAAGGGTGGTATTGATGAAGAAACTCAGAAAAGATTGGATGAGTATCAACAATCGCTCCAACAAGTTAAAGAGCATGAGGAAAAAACTTCTCAGAGTAGGGCAACCTATTTAAAGAAGCTTGATGAGGTTTTTAATGAAGAATTCAAAGGTTTTGAGTTTAAAGTTGAAGATCAAGTCCTTTCTTACACTCCTAGTACATCTGAAGACTTAAAGAAAACCAATGGGGATTTTATGAATTTTGTAAAATCATATGTTGGCGATGATGGACAGTTAGAAGATTATAAAGGGTTTCATCGTGCTTTAGCTATAGCAAACCATCCAGATAAGTTTGCGAAGTTTTTTTATGAAAAAGGGATGTCTGATGCAGTGACAGCAGACGCACACAAAACTAAAAATGTTGACCTTTCGATGAAAAAAAGTCCAGAAGTATCTGTTAAGGGTGGAGCGCAAATTAAGTCTGTGTCTACTTCCAGTGATGGAAATAGGCTTAGAATTAGAAAACGTAAATAAATTTTTTAACAATTAAAATATTAATAAAATGGCTGTAGACGCAATTCCGGGGTTTCAATTGATCCCCAGTGCATCGAAAATTGCTCAACCTACTAACTATATTACAGATTTCAATTTCTTGAGTCAGTATTTACCTGACACGTATGAAAAAGAATTCGAAAGATATGGCAATAGGTCTGTGAGTTCATTTTTGAGAATGGTAGGTGCAGAAATGCCATCGACTTCTGACCTTATTAAATGGGCAGAACAAGGAAGGCTGCACACAAAATATGTAGACATAGCAATCGCTGCTGGTGCTGGTACTAACTCAGTAACTTTCACTATTAATGACAATCTAGCTCCTGCTGGTTCAACTGCTGCTGCTGGCGCAGGTGCAACTTTGGGAACTGCAGAAATCGCAATTAGAGTTGGACAAACTTTAATGATTTCTGAGAATGGTGGAACTAACTTTGATAAAGTGGTGGTAACTGGCGTTGGTGTTGCTGCTGGATTAGCTGCAAACCAATTCATTGGTGCAACATATGATCCTGTTAGTACTCTTCCTGCTCTTGCAACGTGTACATTATTTGTATATGGTTCTGAATTTGACAAAGGAACTGAAGGAATGGTTGGAAGCTTAGAGTCTGATGATTTCATCTTCGACAATAAACCTATTATACTTAAAGACACATATACTGTCTCTGGGTCTGATATGGCGCAAATTGGATGGGTTGAAGTTACTTCAGAGCAAGGAGCTTCTGGATACCTTTGGTACTTAAAGTCTGAGGCAGACACTAGATTGAGATTTGATGATTACCTTGAAACTGCAATGATCGAAGCAGTTCCAGCTCAAGCTTTGTCAGGCGCACTAGCTGCTGGTTTAGAGGGGTCTGAAGGTGTTTTCCATGTGGTTAAAGACAGAGGAAACGTATTTAGTGGCGCTCCATCAACTTTAGCTGATTTTGATGCTATTATCCAACGCCTTGACAAACAAGGTTCTATTGAGGAGAACGTAATCTTCGTTAATAGAGAATTAAGCTTCGACATAGATGATATGTTGGCTGCTCAAAACTCTTATGGCGCAGGTGGTACTTCTTATGGTTTGTTTGACAACGATGAGGAAATGGCTCTTAATCTTGGATTCTCTGGATTCAGAAGAGGTTATGACTTCTATAAGACTGACTGGAAATATCTTAACGATCCTACAATGAGAGGAGATATTGACGCTGGTAAAATCTTTGGACTTTTAGTCCCTGCAGGTTCTACTACTGTTTATGATCAAATCTTAGGAAAGAACGCTAAGAGACCTTTCCTTCATGTTCGTTACAGAGCTTCTGAGACTGAAGATAGAAGATATAAAACTTGGATTACTGGTTCTGCTGGTGGTGCGAGAACATCTTCTTTGGATGCAATGGAAGTTAACTTCTTATCAGAAAGATGTGTTTGTACTTTAGGTGCTAACAACTTCTTCTTGATTGAAGCATAATTACCTTAATTTTAAAGGGGGAGGATTTTCCTCCCCTTTTTTTTTAAATCATATTTAATTTAATCTAATGAAAACAATAACAGAAAAATACGTAAACAAGGCCTATAAACTCACACGAGGAGCTGCGCCTTTATCTTTTATGCTTTCCTCTAAAAACACAAAGAGAAAGCCACTATTACACTTTGATGCAGAAACCGGGGTAAATAAACCTTTGCGTTATGCTCGTAATCAAAAAAGCCCTTTCGAAGACGAGCAAGATGGAAATGCTATCTTAGAACCCATTATATTTGAAGATGGTTTTTTATATGTTACCAAAGAAAACCAAATACTTCAAAAGTTCTTAGCCTTACACCCAGAAAATGGGTCTAATTTCGTAGAGGTAGATAATGAAAAAGATGCCACTAAAGAAGTAGAGACATTGAATTTAGAGGTAGATGCTTTAATTGCTGCTAGAGAATTAGATGTTATTCGTGCAGAGCAAATATTGAGAATAGTAACTAACGCCAATACAGATAAAATGACATCCTCAGAAATAAAAAGAGACATTTTGGTGTTGGCACGAAATCGGCCTATTGATTTTTTAGATACCCATAAAGACCCTATGTTGGAGTTAAGCGCTAAAGTAAACTCTTTCTTTAGCTATAATCTTCTTATTTGCAAAAATCAGAAAGATGTTCATTTTAATTGGAAAGGAAACAAAAAACGAATGCTTACAGTACCCTATGGAGAAGATAGGGATTTTATAGTGGCTTCTTTTTTACAATCTGACGATGGCATTGAAACATTAAAGTTGTTAGAGAAAAAGTTTGCCATTCTTATGGAAGAGTAGTATATTTATACACATCATTTAGTTTCATAGAGAAGAGGGGTTGCCATAGCAGTCCCTTTTTTTGTATATTTGCCTTTTATTAACCCATAAAATTTTTTGAAATGGATAAGTATGTTAAAATGTTCGTTACTGCAGCTGATGAAACTCAAGGAGATAGACTCGTTAGTTGTTCTAATATTACCTCAATTCTACAAGCTTCAGCCACCACTGTTACTATTAGCTATAACAATGCTGCTGCTGCTTCTGATTTGTTAACTATTACTCACGATGCAATTGCTGTAAATGCAACAACTATGCGTGATTGGGTAATGGCTGAGATTGAAAACGCTTTAAGAACGAGTTGGCAACAACCCTACTATAGCGCTGATACTACATTGCCTGGAACAGCTGCTGACCCAACTATTCCCTGTACAATTACTATAATTGCACTTTCGTAATAAGTTATTAGCAACATAGAAAAGGAGGAGGGTGCAAAAAAACTGTACCCTCTTTTTTTTTAGTTATCTTTGTATTAAATAGCATGAAATGTCAAAAATAAACCAGGTAAGACAATCAGTCCTTTCTATTCTAAACAAAAACAACTATGGCTATATTTCGCCTATAGATTTCAATTTGTTTTCTAAGCAAGCTCAATTAGATATATTTGAAAATTATTTCTACGATTATAATAAACAGATTAACGCTGAGAATCTTAGACTCTCTGGTACTGAGCATGCTGATATAGCACGACAACTTAATGAGGTTATAGATACGTTTACTCAATATGAGGGATTAACTTTATCTATTGGCTCTACACAAACATTTACATTGCCTGATGATTGGTATACACTCATAGATGTTGAATGGGTTTTATTCGATCCTATAGCAGATGTTATAGTGGCATCCAATCAAGCAGAAAGAGTGAGTGAATATAATATCAGGAGGTTATTAAAGTCTAATATTACAGCACCTTCTAAAGAATTCCCAGCTTATGTTTTCTCTCAAATGGGTCTTCCAGTCACAGTAGGCCCTGGCACAGGAACATTAGGAAATTTAGGAAATCAAATTACAATATATCCAGGCGCTACAGGAACTAATACTTTAGCCTGTAATTTAACTTGGGCTAGATATCCCAAACAACCTAACTGGACAGCAGCTATATTAGCTAATGGGATTGCACTATTCGATGATGCTCTTAGTGGATATCAAGATTTTGAGTTGCCAGACTCTGATATACCTAATTTAATAAATAAAATATTACAATACGCTGGCATGTCTATACGAGAAATAATGGCATTACAGTTTGGTCAAATAGAAGAGCAAAAGGATGATGCAGCTACAGACCCTATGCCAAAAACTAAAACTAAAACTAAATAATAATGGCTTATATATCAGCATATCAATATTATGAGAATAATGGGAATATTCCTGAGAACGCCAATTGGGGGTCTTATCAGTATGTATCATTAGAAGAT